GATACTATTAAAGATGCTGATGGTAAAGATATGGATGCTGCTCTTCCAGGTATTATTCGTAATACTGACTTTATTACACCAATTAAAGAAAAGAACTTAGGTGAATATATTGAACTTCCATATAGGTTTTTTGTTAAAGCTGAAAATGCTGATACAATACTTAAAGTTGATATGGATGTTAGAGAAGAAATTTATGCTATCTTAATAAAGGAATTTCAAGCATTAATAGAAAAGGAACAAGCAAATGCACAGGTACAAGGGCAAAGTACGCCACAAAGCAGCCTAAACCTAACTGAACACTATAATAATAGGATGCAAGAGTTGATTAATGATAAAGCTATTGAAGCAACCAATATACTTCATCTAATTAATAATGAAAGTAATTTTGATGTACTTCGCACACAACTTTTTTATGATTGGTGGGCTACTGAAGAATTTTATACATATCGTGAAGTTGTCAATGACAAAGTAGTTAAACATCGTATATCACCTTTAGATGCTTATCCTATATCTAATGGCTCACAATTTGTTAAAGATTATGATGCATTTGTATGGAGGCGTTATTTAACATATGAACAGTTATTAGAAGAATCAGCTATTAATAAAGATATTACAGGACTTGAATTAGAAGCATTAAATACACTTACTCGTAAAGATGGTATGCTTGTTTACTCACAACCTGAAATTATATGGTCTAAGATAGATCAAGGTAATATGGGTAATATATCTAAAAGTGGTAACGATGTAATATTTACACAGAACGATACACGTATACTTGAATGGAATGTTATTTGGAAATCACAAGAGGAAGCTAAAGAGCTTATTTATCTTGATGAATATGGCAATAGACAACGTAAGATCGTTCCTAAGAGTTATAAGATTAATATTGAGATTGGGGATTTAGAACTTAATACTATATGGATTCCAGCAGTATATAAAACTAAACGATATGGTGTACAAAATACAGGTATTTATAGTACACCTGTTAAACTACCAATTCAGCTATATGATGAAGCAACTAATACATTAGAATTACCTGTTGGTGGTAAACAAGGATTATTACTTAATGTTAGTATTAATCCTATACCTAAACGTATTATTCCTTTTATGATTGTTGATAAGTTATTATTGCTTATCATTGAAAGAGAGATTAGTAAATATCTACCTTATATCAAAGCTATACCGCAAGGTATGATTAATCCTGATGAAACAGGAACTACAAAACAAAAGTTTGCATTACTTAAAGCTGATAATACTATCATCTATGATGAAACTAAAATAGATCCTAATCTAGCTATGAGTGGTCTTAGAATTATTAATAATTCAGGACTTGGTGATTATCTTAATGTTCTTTGGCAAATGCGTTCAATGAATAAACAAGATGCTTGGGATATAGCTAATATGAATAGTGAACGTTTTGGTAATACATCTGGACAACAAACTGTTACTAATGCTAGTCAAAATATATATAGGGCTAAGTTAGGTAGTACTCTAATGATTACTATGTTTAATCATGCTCTTGAATTAGATCATAGACTTGATTTAGAATATAGCAAGTATGCTTATGCTAATGGTAAGTCAGGTATGTTCTTTGATAAGAGAGAAGGTAACTTTGTTAACATTGATATTGATCCATTTGAACATGTAAATAATAAATATTTTCCTGTTGTAGTTAATAGTAAAGTTGATGAAGATAAACTTCAACAGTATAGAGATTTAGCATTTAGTGCTGCACAAAATGGTGATCTTGAAGTTGCTGCTGAAGCTATTGATGCTGATTCTGTACCTCACTTAAAGAAAGTTATTAGAGATATAGTTGAAGCTAAGAAAGCATTTGATCAATCTATTGCTACACGTAAAGAAGAGATTAATCTACAAATAGAACAAGAAGTTACAGCTAGAGAAGCTGCTGTTATTGCTGCTGAAAAAGCTACTCAAGATTCTGTTAATGATACTGCAATTGAAGTTGAATATATAAAAGCTGATGCTGCTAAATATAAAGTTGATAACACTGATAAAGGAGGTGATAATGAAAGCGTAGATGATGGAAATGATATAGTTCAACAATCACAAATACGCATTGCTGAACGCAAACAGAAACTTGAAGAAGATAAATTTAGTCATACTAAAGTAATGGATAATAAAAATTATGAATTGGATGTTAAAAAGGTTAACAAACCTACACCAAGAAGTAAATAACCACTGCGTTAGTATATAACACAAATGGACTTTGGTCACTTACTTATACACTTGTTCCTTATACATATAGCAGTATATTTGTAAGAGATTAAAGGAATGACAAATAACAACTAATAATAAAACAGACAATCTTAACTGAAAAATTATTAACATGCCAGACATTATTTTACCTAGAGCAACTAACAGTGAACCCGCTGAAGTTGTCGTTGATACAAATAAACCAGTAGATGCAGCTATTCCTGCTGTAGATGCAAATGGTAATCCAATTGTTGCTGTTGACCCTGTTGTTGCTCCTGTTGAATCTACTGATTTTACTAGTGGTGAGATAGTTGAGATAGACGGTGTTGAATACACAATTGATGATGAGGGAAATGCAGTTGGAACTAAAAAAAAAAAAAAAACTAAAGCTGAACTAGCTACTTTGAGTACTGTTGCTGACACTGCTTCTACTGATACCTTTGGTTCTTGGGATGATATTCGTAGTGAACTTGGATATCAACCTGTTGATGAACAAGGTAATCCTATTGAATACACTAAGGATAAAGAAGGACTTAAGAAATATACCATTGATAGTTTTAGACAATATCGTCAATCTATTGAAAATGATGTATTAACTAACTTCTTTAATACTCATAAAGACTTACATCAAGCATACGTTCATAAAGTAAGAACTGGTACTATTGAAGATTTTAATGCTCAACCTGTTTGGGAAGATTTTGATCTTGCTGGTGCTACTGAACAAGAACTTGAACAGTTATATCGTTCTTATAGACATTCTCTAGGTGATGATAAAGACACTATTGAAGAACTTGTTGCTGCTGCTAAGACTAATAAGAATTTAGCTGTTAAAGCTACTACTGCTAAAGATCATTTTGTTAAGTTACAAAAGAATGAACAAACAGAAGCTAAGAAGATTCAAGATGAAGCTGAACGTAAAGAAGCTAATGATGTTAAGGAATACTGGAATAAGGTTAAAGGGACAATAGATGCTGGTAAAGTTGTAGTTAACAACAATGAATTAGTTATACCAGAGGTTATTAAAGTAACTAAAAACGGAACTGTCAAACAATATAGTAGAGCTGATTTTTATAACTATCTAACAGCACCTAAATCGTTTGAAGTAAATAAACAAAAAGTTCAAGCAACGCAATATCAATACGATAAATATTTAGAAGATAATGCCCGTACTCACGATCATGATGTACTTGATGCTTTTAAAACATTTGTTGGAGGAGATTTAAGCCAATTAATAAAACGTGCAATAGATACGAATAAAGTTAATGAAGTTAAAAGACGTCTAACATCTAAAGTTGAAGGTTCTAGTACAGGTGGTGGTAGTACACTAATTCTACCTGTTAAAAAATCATAAACAATTAATCCCATGAGAGAACTAGCTGCTAGTCAATACATTGCTTCTCAATACACTGATGAGAATTTACTCTATAAGAGTAAACTCATTGAGGCTGTTGAGTTGAAACAAAACCTTACTTATATGTGGGGTAAAGACAGTGATATGTTTCCATTGCTTACAACACTTGAAGGTAATGGTGCGTTCACACAAATGAAACCTAAAGCTATGAATGATTCACAATACAAGTTCAAAGTTTTTGGTCGTATGAAACATACTGCTAAAGTTGTTAAACTTTATGATAGTATTACTGAACCTGGTAAAGGTCAAAGTTCATTCCGAGTTGTAATGGAAGATGCTACACTCCATCACCACTATACTGTTTATACACCTGATCAGAAGTCACAGTGTCGTGTTCAAGGTGAAGGTAAAGCATTAGCTAAAGGACAATTCCTTTATACCTTTACTCTTATGACTGGTACTATGTCTAGTTATATTGATCCATCTAACTTTGTTGCTGGTAAATATTGGGCATTTGGTGCTACCAAAATTCCATTCAGTAAATCAGATGGAACTGCATCTAACAGTATGGTTCCTGGTGAATGGACTAGCCAGTATGGTGGATATCGTTATTCTAAACAAATTGCTGGTAACGTAGCTAATAAAGTTACTGTTATTGAATTTGATCTTGAAGGTGGTGGTAAAACCAATATGTGGATGCCATTTGAAATGAAACTATTTGAAATGGACAATCGTTTGCTTAATGAAACAGACCTTTGGACATCTGAATATAACAGAGATGAAAATGGAGTTATCCATTTGTTTGATGAAGATTCAGGAGAACCTATTTCATCTGGTGCTGGTGTTAAACAGATTATCAAAACTGTTAACAACTTTGATACTTATTCAGTACTTACTAAATCTAAACTTGACAACACTGTTAAATCAGTATTTAGTAACAGAGTAGATGACACTCCTATGGAGATTGTTATGTACACTGGTCGTGGTGGTGCTGAAATGTTTCATAATGCTATCATGAAAGATGCAGCTTTGAACCAGTATTTTGTAGTACTTGGTGAAAAGACTGTAAAAGATGGTGTTGATGGATATATGAGATATGGTCGTTATTTCCGTCAGTATGAAACTATTGATGGTAAATTGATTACCATTAAACATGCTAAAATGTTTGATCAAGGTGTACTTGCTGAACAGCAACGTGCTAACGGTCAAGTTTATAACGGTTATCCATGGGAATCTTATAACATGGTATTTCTTGATCATTCACGTACTAACGATGGTGATCGTAATATTATGCTTGTAGGTGAAGAAGGTCGTATCTATGATAGTAAAATCTATCCAGGTATGAGTGCACTTCCTGGTTCATGGGGTGGTATACCGGGTAACTTCATTGCTACACGCCGTGACATTGCTTCTTATGAAGTAATTGGAACACAGGGTATTGCTATTACTAATCCTACAACTTGTTTCTGGTTGCAATTTGATCGCTAATAGCAAACCAAATGTTATTAAAAAAGACAATATTTAACTTGTAAAATAACAATACCAATGATTAAACACGAAAGATTCATAAACTTACAATGGGTGATACATAGAAGTATGTATGCTCTTGCTAATAAGAATGTTCTAAACGCTGGAACTGAACCACGTAAAATTGGTTCATCACTATCAGCTGTTAATAGTATAGTTGCTAAGGGTGAAGAGATGAGGGTTCTAATGCCTAGTATCCTAGGTACTGACCCTCTCTCTTCTAAACTTGATTGGGAAGCTTCTGTTAAGAACTATTGGCATGGACTTAGTGTTGACATTCCTATGGGAGGTCGACTACTAGATATTGGATGGAATATTGATATATTTGATCCATCTAAAAAAGATGCTATTGCTGAGCTTAAAGAAAGTAATAAAAGTATCAAGACTGATAAAGATTTACTTAATCATCTTTTTGCTATTAATGGAACTACCAAGCAACCTAACGTATTAGAGGAATATTTATTCAGATATGCAACACCTGCTAATATCGAAGATTATTTACTTTGGAGATATTGTCTAGTGTATAGACGAGTACTTAATCCTGATGCTGATCCAGAGATTCTTGATAGGAATCCTGACATTGACTTCTTCCTATATGATCCTGCTATTACAAAACGTAAGTCTGAAAGTCTACTTAAAGAATCAAATACTGCTATGGCTGCATATCTTGATCTTCTTACAAAAGCTGATACTAAAGAGGACGTACTATATGTGTTTGGTGAGAATCCTATTGGTTGGGATAACTTTGAGAAGGATTCTAAACTTGATATTTTACAGAAAACACAACCTAAACGGTTTGTTGAAATTACGAATGATAAGAACCTTACAACCAAATCTCGTATTGAAAGGTTTATAAATGAAGGTATACTAAATAGGCTTGCTGGTACTGGTATTGTTATTGATGCAACAGATCCTTCTGTTATATTAGGTAATAATATTAATGAAGTAGTAGCCTACTTCAACAATGAAGCTAATTCAAAAGCTGTTGTTGAATATACAACGAGATACAAAGCAGCTACTGTACAAGTAGAAACGACAGAAAATTAACCTAAAACAGAAGAAAGAATGGAAACTATTATAATTGCAAAAGCTGGTGTAACCTATGGTGGAGGTGTTGATAAGCTATCTGCTGCTATAGATATGACTGAAGGTGCTGTTGGTGTATTTGATGAATCGGGTGCTTTGATTGCAGGTGATGCAACTGAAGTTACTGGAGACTCTCTTACATTTGCTGTAAAACGTGCAAATGATGTTAAAATATCATTTCCTATTTACAAAGATGGATTTGCTAAATCATCTATAGTTTATTCAGCAGCAGCCGCTAAGAAAGTAGCTATTGGTAGTAATGCTAACGCTGGTACTACTTACAACTTAAATATCCCTAGTACTATTGTAGAAGGACAAAGTGCTATTGTTACATTGATTGACAAGAGTCTTCCTGAATATAATATTACTCGTATGAAAATGTATGAGGCACCTGTTATTGATGGAGATACTGCTATCACTGTAATGGCTCGTTTGTTAGCTAAAGTAAATGCTGATACTAATCGCGTTGCTACAATGTCTAAGATAGATACTACTAACAGTGATGGTTATATTTTTACTGCTGTTACAGCTGGTAAAGATTTCGCAGTTAACTGTGGTGGTATTTTGGAAAATGCTGACGTACTTGAGCATACAGAAATTGTACATGCAGGTACTGCTGGTATTACCGCAGGTACTGTATCAGCACTTACAAATCTAGTTACACATAGTGAAGGATTTGGACTTGCCACACAGATTGCTGAAGCTGAACGTGATGCTTCTACACGTGAGGGTAATAACAACTATCCTGGTTGGAGTACTAACCTATATACACAAGACAGTCTTGTTGTTGCAGGTGAAACTTATAACCAAGCTATTGTTTCATCTAATCGTCCTAACGATAACATTCTTATTCCTCGTCAACCATTAAGGAAACAAGTTCACATTGTTATTCCTGAGAATGATGCTAATTGGGCTATTCTTGCTAATATTCTTACTGTATTTATTACGCCTACTGTAGCGTAATAATACCAATGAGATAGCTGTGGAACTACTTTGCTTAAATGTAAAGTAGTTCCTTATTTTAACCCTATTAACATTAAGACGATGAACATAAAACAAATGCACATAGGAATTGATTTAGGGTTAAGACTACAGAACTCTAATCAATTTAATAAACTGATGAAAGAGGAGAAAGACTTTATACTTAATAAAGCTATTATCTCTGTAGTCAAAGATGCTATTCCTACTGAAGCAGATCAACTTAATGTTGTTGGTGATGATGTTATCAAGGAGCAATATAATGTTTTAGATACTGTATTAACAGAAAAGGATTACGTTGAATTTGTACATGGTGATAAATATATCGAAGTTACTCTACCTAGATTTATGGATCAACTTATACAAGACGGATTACTTTATGTTGATAATAAGTATAAAATTGTTACTCCTGGAACAACTGATTTAACTGATTTTGGTTGTGCTGTAAATGTACCTGATAAAGAGTTTGAATATACACCTGATGATGTTATTTGGGTAGCTGATGGGGGAGGATTTAACTTTAATATAATCTTAGGTTATGTCTATAAAATTCTTCGTACTGATGGAACATTATTTACTAATAACGGTGCACCTTCTAATGATGTAGGTACTATCTTTACTTGTACTAGTACTGAAACTTTTACAAGTGCTAGTATGAAAGAAACCAGACTGCAAATTATAGCTGGTTTACCTGCTTGGGATGATGCAACGTCTGTACGTGTAGTTAAGAATCTTGATGTATTTGAAATTGTTAGAAGTACAAGTTTAGTTTATACTAATTGTACATTTAATATAGGAATGATACGTAAAGGTTATTATTATAAAGTTGTTCAAGGTGGTACTATTGTTGGTCTTACTGCATTTGGTTCAGCTTATGACGTAGTTGAAGCTGGATACATTTTCTTATGTACTAAAGATGGTGCACCTGCATGGGCTAGTAGTGGAGTTAGACTATCTGAATTGATGTTGTCTGTTAACAGACTTCCTGCAATGAAAGACGTTGATAATGCTATATCTCACCCTATTGGTACTTTAGTTAGTTCCCCTATATCTACACGATTAGGTGGTAAGTTAAGAGTGTTTCACGATAACAAATTTGATATACATAGGATTAATCTTGTGTACATTAGGCGTCCTATCGCTGTTGACTCTATCACAGGAATCAATTGTGATCTTAATGAAGCAATTCATGATCATATTGTTGATAGAGCTGTAAGTTATGTTGCTGCTACACATGGTGCGCCAACATATCAAGCATTGAAAAACGAAGAAAACCAAAACAAGTAAATGATTAGGGTAGCACTTGCTACCCTTTTCGTGTTATTGTGTCTAACCAACTTTATAGTATGAAAACCACAATTTGTTTCACATTACTATTTATGTTTATTTTCATAGTTGCTGTGCCAGATTATACAAATGATTCTAACAACAACAATTATGGTAAACAAACAGAAGGTGTTTAAATACCTAAATGCCCACAAATACGAGATCATATCTTGGAGTATATTAATTATTGTTCTCATAGTAATAGTATATTTAGGTGTAACACTACATAATAAATTCTCACCAAGTCATGATACCAGTCTTACTTCTACTGTTATGAATGATAGCACTATGTACCTACTGTTTTCTGTTGTTGCACTAATTATAACACAAATAGCTAATCCTATACATCAGAAAAGGTATAAGAGGACTATTAATTATATGCAAACAATAGATGAGAACTTTACTAAACACGCACAAGATATAATTACTCGTGTTAGCAATACAGAAGCGACTATTAAATTTTATATTGTTGAGCGTAACATTAGCACTTCATTACATAAGATAATAGTTGATTCTATTGCGTATCTACCAACTAAAGAATCTAACGGTATTTTAGATATAGGAAATACCATAACTAATTTTGCTTTGAACATCCATGATTTTGGTGTTCATAATTACAATAAGAAACAACTTTGTATCAATGTTCTTCAATTAAATTCTACAAACAATCAAGTAGTTGCAAATAAGTATCCTGCTATTGCAGATGTAGTTATTCCTTTACTAAATGATAAAACTGTAGAATACAAACTTAAAATTGAAAACATTGCTGGTGATAATGTTCTTAATTCTAAAATGGATAGATTTAGAACACTTAGTGAGATGTTTCTACAAGAGTATCTTAGCATTGTAATTATTCATTATCTCAAAGCTAAAAATAACTGACATGCCATCACTCAACCAATATGCACAGCAATTTGCTGATAGTTTAGGTAGACCATACGATCCTATATTACGTGAACGTATTAAAGATTTGATTGTTCAAGAACGAGCAACATTTCTACAACGTACTATGGATAAAGATGGTATTGACAAAGAATATCGTCAAACTTATTATGCTACTTTAGAACTTGTTTATGTTAATGAAGTAACACCACAAGGTGTTCCTCAACCTCTAGGTATAACTGACAAACAAGTTTATAAAACAACTAATAAGATTCCTAAACCTATAAGGTGGCGTAATTATACACCATTTATGTATGTTGGTAGTGAAGCTGGAAATGCTCCTTATCGCATGGGTAATTACTATACTAAATCAATTAACTCATTCCTTCCTCTTATAGGGGAAGTCATAATGTATGATTATATTGATGGATATGTATATGTATTTCCTAATTACACAACTGAAGGAGAAGTAATTCCTTTATCTACTTCTCTACGTATTGATGAAGTGATACAGAACCCTAGATTCATTAGGACTAATAGTGCTCTTGAGTCTAGGGAAAACTGTATTATGTTTACTGATGATATGGAATTTCCTTTACCATTAGATATGATTAACTCACTCAAACTTAGTTTGAAAGAACTATTTATTACAGATCATAAAGACGTACTTGAGAAAACTCACATTGATACTAATTAAGTTATGAGAAGAATACAATTCATGTACGATATGCATGTTGAAGTTATTAATGAGAAAAAGATGGAACTTCGTAAAGTTATACGAAGTGCTGAGGCTACACTTGACTATTGTAGAAATGAATTAAATAAATTTAGTGATATAGATACAGATCATATAATTGGTATTAAAGATTTACTTGCTAAATCTCTTACTGATAATTTAGCATTTGTATCATTCAAAGGTATTAGTGAATCTCATTTTAAAACTACAGAAGCTAATAATGTTAAAATAAAACATTATATAAGACTATATATGATTACTAGGAAGCGACTTATTCAATTTAAAACATTACTTGGTAAATTAGATTTAGCTATTCCCCCTGATGGAGTATTTATGGAAGCTGTTTATACCTTTAATTATAATATGATTAAAGAAGTATTAATGGGTGCTAGATTTAGATTAGGTCATAAAGTTGGTGCTATTACTGTAATAGAAAAAGAACGTACTACATTTCTTGATGGTACAGCTATTACTAAAAATATTAATTGGAATCAATCTTTTATTAATAAACAAAAGTTATTAGATGGAGGTAAAACACCTTATTCTAAGATCATTGCTCCGCATGGTGAAAAGTGGTTTGTATATCACGATGAACCATACACATACTGGTACAAATGGACATCAAGTATCTTTAACAAACTAATGATTGGTTTAGTATTTAAACCATTGGCTTATGTTACAGTTAGTAAAAAAGAACGTGCTGTAATTGAAAATAATGTAAAGTCAGTAAAAGATATATTAAACTTGACAGTGTTTGGTCCAGTAGAGAAACTACAGTTGATACGAAGAAAGTTTCCTAACCACTTACTAATATTTAGAAAATATGCCTAATTTTGATTTTGTTAGCGGTGCTCAAGTTATAGCAAGAGTAGACAATAAATTTACTATTGACTTCTCTGATTGGATTGTTAATGCTCCACTTTGGATACTTGATGGATTACTTGAAATTGGTAGTCCTATAGTATTAACTGAAACTAATGAAGAACTTGAAGTTGTTGATTTTCATTGTGAACTCCCAATAGGAGTGAAGAATATATTATATATTGCGTATGAAGGTGTTAGACTTCCTCACGTTGAAAGTTTAGCACAAAAAACTGATACAACTCATACTGATTACAATGGAGAATATTACACTCATAGAGGAGGTAAAGTAATAAGTACTTCCTTTGAAGAAGGTACTATCACTGTTTATTATAAGATGATAGCTACTACGTTATCTACTGAGTTAGGTATTCAAATACCTGATGTTCCAGATAATATTCATCTACTTCAAGCTCTTGCTAATTACATTATGATGCAACTTCTTGTTAAAGGATATAAACACCCTACAATTAGTCTTAGAGAAAACAATCCTTATCTTAATCCTGGTATGGCTTTTGATAAATATGCTAAACAAGCTAGAAATAGTCTTGGTGCCATGACTTATGATGAAAGAGTTGAGGTTAGTAATTTACTACATGAGTTTGTTAGTAATTATAACTATGCTAATACTGAAAGTTTAGGTACACTTTCAGGAACATTGAAAAGTCCATTAGTATAGAATCAAAATTTAGCCTCTAGCTAGGGCAATAAACAAGCTGTTACCGCTTAATTATTGATGGAATAGTGTTATATTGTTACATAAATAAGTACTGTTAGCAATGAGTTACGACCTTTTAAACGGCAAACGAATATATCAATTAGATTTACAAGCAACTCTTGCTAGTGATCTTAAATTTGCTGTTGATAATGAAGGACTTAATGAAGCTAGATATATTACTTTAGGTCAACTTTCAACATTAGTTGGACATCCTGCTTTATCACTAGGTACTCCTAATGGATTACATTTAATTGCAGGTACTCAAATACTATCTTTAGAGTTAGCTAATACATCACATGCAGGAGCTATTCCTACATTACCTAATGATGCTACTAAGTATCTTAATGGTGTTGGATTATGGGCAGTACCTGCTACAAGTGGTAGTGTTACACCAACTGATAATATACTTAAATGGGATACAGATAGCTATAAACCTTATCCTAATAAATTGGTAACAGATCCTGGTTATGCTTATTTTTATTTAGGTAGCACACTCCCTGTATCTAGATATATTTTTAGAAATTTAAATCTTAATGGAAACTTAATTGCATCTACATATTTTGCTAGTTTTGTAGGAAGTACTTTATCAGCAGAATACAGTGTTGGCAATCTTAAAATTGCTGACAGTGTTACTGGTGGTAGTATACAATTAGCATATCATACTAGTAGTAATACTATACAATTTGTATCAAGTACTCCTTATACACATGGCCCAAATATACATATAGGTATACTTCCGACAGGTTATGGTAATCAACAATGGATGTTATTAAGTGCTGCAGATCAATTACTTACTCTACATTATACAAATATTAAACTTGACTTTGGTACTGCTAATAGATATTTATATTTAGATAGTAACAAAAATATTACTTATGTAGATGCTGTTGGTGGTGGAGATTATATTTTACCTATATCTACAGCAGCTATTCTTGGTGGAGTTAAGATTGGTAGTGGAGTAACAGTTACAGCTGATGGAACTATATCCGTTTCTACTAATTATGAACCACCTATTACACCTGCTGTATCTAATGCTTATTATTGGAATGGACTTAAAGGTTGGACATTATTTCCTACTATTATTACTTTAGCTTCATTATCTGCTACTGCTCCTCTTAGTTATAATAGTGGTACAGGTGTATTCAGTATTTCACAAGCTACAACATCTACTCATGGCTATCTTTCTTCTATTGATTGGAACACTTTTAATAATAAAGTATCGTTTCCTGGATTCGGTATTACTCACATTACCGCAGCGTATGGTGATCACACTCATAGTCAATATATTACTGGTAATGTTGTTACTTCATTTAATACTCGTTATGGTGCTGTTACATTAACTAAAGCTGATGTTGAAGCAGTACTAACAGGAACAATTACTAGTCATACTCATACTTTCTCTAGTGGAGTTACATATATAGGAATGACTGTTCCTATAGGACTATCTGTTACACCTGCAGCTATTAGTACAACTGGTACTTTTGCGTTAACATTTACATCTGGTTATTCAATACCTACTAATACTAATCAAACTAACTGGAATACTGCTTATAGTTGGGGTAATCATGCAGGACTTTATGATAAATATACAGGTTGGACATTAACTGCTGATGGTGTTACTTCTACCATATATGGTACAACCTCTACACTTAATTATAAAGGTGTTGAGTTTGTAGCAGGTACTAATATTACTATTGTTGGAGATAGTAATGCTTTAACTAAACAAGCAAGATTAACTATATCTGCAACAGGTGGAGCTAGTGGTGTTACTAGTGTAGGATTAGCTTTACCTAGTTCTGTATTTACTATTACTAATAGTCCTGTTACAACAACAGGTACACTTACTGGAGCATTTATTAGTCAAAATGCAGGTAAGGTATTTGCTGCTTCATCTACTAGTGATGGTATTCCTGCATTTAGAGCATTAGATATTAATCATCTTCCAACAGGTATTACTGCTACAACAGTTGCTTTTGGTAATCACTTACATACAGGAGTATATTCATTAGCTGCACATACTCATACTTTAGCATCATTGAGTGATGTAACTATTACAACTATTGCAGCTAATGAAATACTTAAATGGAACGGTACTAGATGGATTAATAATACTTTATCTGAAGCTGGTATTTCAGCAGTAGGTCACATACATACTTATGATAATTATGTTAGTTGGGAACTACAAGTTGCTGGTGATAGTTTTGACGTAACAAGTGGAAATTATGTTAATTTTGGTAGTGGTGTAAGAGGTGCATTATTAACTTGGGATGCTACATATCATAGAGTTGAGGTATCTGCACTACGATGGTATGATGTTGCACCTAGACAATATAGTGCTACTAGTACAATAACTACTACATCTGATGGATTTTCTGTATATTTAGATGATGCTGGGGTATATGAAATTGAAGTAGTATTAGATGCTCAAGTTAGTAATAACACAGGAGGTGCTAAATTTAATATATATTCTTCTATGACTTCTACTTTTGTTGGACATGTTATGGGAGTAGCTACATCAAATTCTGTAACATCATATAAGATAGATAGTCTTTCTGCAACATATGGTTTATTTTTATTAGATGCTAATGGAAAAGGTCAAATAATAATTAAAGGTGTGTACACAACAACTACTGGTGGACATGCTATAGCAGTATTATTTCAAAAAGTAGGAAGTGGTACTATTTATATTAATGCTGGTAGTTTCATACGTGCTGTTAAAATAAGTTAAATAATAAAACAAATAACAATGAAAAAAGGTGAATTAGTACAAAGGTATAATGAATTAAATGCAGTTAAAGATTTAACAGGCGTTCAATTACTTTATGCTGTTAAACGTAACAAAGACATTTTAAAACCTATTGTAGATCAACTACATCATAGTGTTTTAATTCCTGCTTCTGATGATTATATTAAGTATGAAGAAGAAGTAATGAAACTTACTGGTGATGAATCAGCAATTAAAGATTTAATGACTGTTAATAAAGATGTTATTGATAAACGTAATGTTGATATTAAGGAATATAATAAAATAATGCTTACTGATTATGATGAACCAGTTAAAGTATTTTATATTCCTTTGTCTATTGCTCCTAGTACACAAGAACAATTTGATGCTATATCTTTTATGATTAAAGATATAACAGAAGAACAAGAAACTTCTTTTAATGAACTTTTTAAAGACTTATAATTATGACACCACACGAAATAAATCATAATATTACCGCAGATGATAAAGAACTATTGGTTATACCTGTAAGTAAACCTAATATATCTTTAGTCTTTCTTCAAACTAATCTTAATGCTACCATTAAGATTAATTTTCATTGGAGTAATGATGGAATTAATAAAATTCCATTAACTGACTCTAATGGTGATGTAATTAGTCTTGATATTACTGCATCTGCGGCAAGTAGTACTGGATTAATGCTATCTGAGTTTGTTGGTAAAAATCTACATATCAGTATTGCTAAGCAAACAGCTACTGTTGGTATACTAACAGTTATTCAATCTAACATTCAGTAATATGAATACTAGTATAAAATGTGCTAGATCAGTTAGTAAACATGTTTCAGTTCCACTTGGGACAGTGTTGAACCTTCCAATTCCGCAACGGTTAAAGGTCGCCGAATCATTGTATAAAGATCCAGT